AGCATCCGATTTTGCTCTGCTACCTGTTTGGCGTAGTTGAGAGCCTCTTGCTGCTCGCGCAAAAGACGCTCTTTTTCCCTGCGCTCCTCATGGTAGCCAGCGCGAAGCTGGCGAATGCGCTTCTGCACATTTTCAGAATACTGAGAAATCTCATCGTCATTGACCTCAATCTCTCCGCGAGATTCAGGTTTGCCACGATCTGACTCAGGCGTATCGTCCACAATTTCAATTTCTGGACCGCCTTCGATCTCAATCTCAAGATTTTGGTTATTTTCGGACATAAAAGCTCCTTATAGGCGGGTAAGCACCCGTGGATCGGCAATGACAGCCTCTACGGTGTCATCGTTGATAAGACGAAACTCTTGATCTCCCTGCGGGGTAGAAATCTTAAATCTCGTTCCGGAGTACGACCGCATGATGATGTAGTCGCCCTCCTTACACCAAGCCCCATCAGGAAATTTGTCAGGGTCTTGGTATGCCTGTGGACCCAGCTTGACAACCAAGCCCACGATAGACGCAGTTTCTTCCTTTTGCCGAGTAGATTCAGCAATAACGATCTGAGAATCCTTGAAAGTTTCTTCCTTTTTAGGAATGGCAATCAGGATTCGGTATCCCTTTGGTTCTGGCAGTTGCAAATTACTCATCTGGTAAGTCCTCAATGATTCTTATGAGACGCTGGAATGCTCGGATTTCCCCCACCGCCTCTCGGTAAGCAGGGTAGTCCTCAACAGCACTGAAAGAAATTCTCTCTTTCAGCGCCTGTTGTTCTTTTTTAAGCTCATCGAGGAGGTAGTCCTTTAGTGCCAATGTTTGCTCCTATTTTCAAGCCTTCAATTTGTTGCTTGACTTCCATTGCCTTGTTGGCGTCCATGACCTTTGCGCCAATGTTTGCCCCAGCAATGCGCTCTTGAGAGGCGATACGCTCGCGTTCGCGCTGATCTTTTGCGACAAGGTCTGCCTCTCGCAGCTTGACATCTGCTTCGTCTTTGGCTTTCTTCCGCAAAACTTCTGCTTCCCTAATCTCCAGTTCTTTTTGCTGCTGCTGTATCACTGGGTCTTGAGCGGCTTGCTGCGCTGCCTTTTGAGCCATCTCTGCCTGATCTTTTGCCAGCAGTTTGTCTGAGGCGGCGGCAACGGCGCGGGAGAGTTCGACCTCGATGTCCTCTGGCAATTGCTCGTCCGAAGGAGGCAGAGCAACACCCAGCATCTTTTCGATCTCCACGCGGTACTGGAATCCAACATGCTCGTTGATATGCGCCATCATGGCGGCTTGAATGAACTGTGCGCGGGGATTCTGACCCACGATCTGCTGAATCTTTGGATCTTGCATGGCGTTCATGTGGACCTTGATATGAGCCTCATGGTCCTGATACAGGAATGCCTTAACGGGCTTGCCAGCCATCACTGCCATGTTTTCTGAAACAGGGTTCATGGGCTTCTGATCGTCCTCAATCGGGATGATCTTGCCGACATTCTTGATACCCAGAACCTCCAGCATCTGGCGATGCAGTTGCGGCAGGTCATAAATCTGGGGAGCGCCCTGCGCCAGTTGAAGCGCGGCTTGATACTGGACTACCCGCTGCGCCATTGTGGAGGCGTTGGGGTCCGACACAGGGATGATGTCCACCATGTCGTAGTCGGTCTTCTTGGCTTTTTTTGGAGCGTCTACTTCGTAGGAATAGGTGTCTGGGGTGTAGTCCCTGACAATTGCCGAGATCAGCTTAAATTCATGCTTCATGGCAGCATGAACCCGAGCCTGCACCGCGCTCATGACCTTTAATGTCCGCTCAAGGATTGCCAAGGTCGTTCCTACCGGGGCTTGGTTGGACATATCGCCAACTTTCAAATCTGCCACGGAGGCGAATTTTCTGCCCTCTTCGACGATGGTGTTGAGGAGGTTGTACAGAGTTGCGCTTGGTTCTTTGTAGGGTAGAGGAACGACCGAGTCCTTGATGGTCATTCCGGTCACATCTACATCTCGCCACTCACCCGGCGAAATTGGGGTGTCATCCCCCTTGACCCGCAAATCTTTGGACTTGAAACCCCCGGGGAGATTGGACAGAGTGCCAGCGTCAACAAGTTGTCGAAGGATGGATGTCGCACTCTTTGCAAAACCACCGACGAGGTGAATCAAGCCAAAGCCGTAGAAGCCAAAACCCGGGATGTAGAGGTAGTGCGTGAAGTGCATCCGCTTCTGCCTCGTCTCATCATCCTCAAGGTAGTTACGCCGAATCGCCAGAATCTCGCCCGTCGAGGCGATAGTGATGACATACGGCAAAGCAATACCGTCCGGGTCTTCGTATCCCGGCAAATCGTAATCAATGTGAATCTCATACAAGAGGTAACGATCATCATCAACGATGTTGATCCCAGTCTCTTCGTCTTTTTTCTTCTCAATCTCAGTGGTTGTGCGCTGCGGTTCAGCCAGTTCAATGTCTTTGTAGAAGCCAGCCACCTGAAGTTTGCGTATCTGGTTATGCGTTTTACGCATACGATGCGCGATTCGCGGCGCAGAAAGCAGGTCAGATGCCCCGTAAGGCACAATGATGTCCTCGGCGGGGACAAACATGGCAACTTGCCTGTTTAAACTGGGATCAAAATAGACTTTTTTGAACGCCGATCCGGTGATGGGCAGGTTCCAGAGCAGCCTTTCATGCTCGCTGCGGTACTCAGCCATCACTTCGGTAAGTTCGTAGTTCATGTCGTCTTGAACACGAGATGCCGCCTCTTCTTTTTCCCGGCTGATTTTGCCGATGATTTTGGTTTTGACTGGACCGGAGGCGGGAAATGTCTCCAAAATGGTCTCGGATTGGAATTTGACGACCGATTCCGAGAGGATGGGGTGATAAACGCCACAAGCGCCGTCCCAAGGCTCTGTTCTTTCGTCAATCCGCAGCCCCAGAAGGTCCAATCCCTCTTTGTAGGTGCGCTCCCAGTCCTTGCGGGAGGTTAAATCATCCCTGATGAACTGCAAAAGATCAGAGGACAGCAGTTCAAGCTGTCCCTCGGACAGCTTTTCTGCCAGATTTTCATCAAAAGAGGGAAGATTGATTTCAATTTCTACGATAGGCTCTTCACCGCCCTCTATCTCGATCTCAATTTCCACCTCGGGAGTGATCTCGGCTTCGATGCCAACCGGAAGGGCGTATAGTGACTTTTCCATAGCGGTCCTCAGTAATATGCCGTTTTACGGGGCATAAAAGAACTCTCAACTTCGTCCGACTCTAGTTTGATGAAGCCGCCTTGTCTGAAACGAAGCAATGCTTGGGTTGTTGAGTCCACCAAGTCATCGTGGTCGCCGTTTGGAAACGAGGCAAGCTCCTCCACCAGTTCATCAGCCCAACGAGTTTCGGGTCTCCAAACCATGCCAGACGCAAAAAGATCAGACACGGCGTTTACACGAGCTATCTTATCCGACCCTTTGCTCGGTGTGTACTCTGAAATTGGGATGCCCATCTTCCTCATCTCATAGATGAGGGGCGCTCCAGCCGCCTTTTTTTCCACAATCAGGGTGTCTGGGTTCCATTCTTTCCATAACTCAAAGGCGGTTTTCTTCAGTTCTGGGAACTCCATGCGCTCTTTGAAGGCGTCCAGAACAATGATGTTGGCAATCTCAGAGCCGTCTACATCCCTGTAGAAGACGCCCCATGTAGTGCAAGCTGAATAGTCTGCCCTGTTGTTTTTTTCAAAGGCTGTATCCCAGCTTTGGATGATGTAATCCACCTCGGGAGGGCGATCTTTTTCCCAAATTTTCCACATATCCCGCTTGATGATGGCTCCCTCTTCTGAGGTGGGGTTTTGTTGGTACTGCGCTTCCCACTTGCCCACAGGCAGTTCTGCCTTGATAGCCTCAAGCTCTTCCTGCTTCCAAAACTCGCCCCACAAGGGTTTACCGGAAGGCAGCAAAGCTGGCAATTCAATGATTTCCCAGTCTTCCAAGTCTTTTTTGACGGTTGTATTGAGAATTTGACCCGTTAAATCTCGCTTCGACCACCGAGTGTTGTGGCTGATGATGCCATTGGCGATGAAGTTTTCCGTGCGGTCCACTTCAACGTCAAACACCTCTTCTTTGCCATCAGGAGTGATGCTGATAATTGGATCGACTGTGAAGTCTGAGGTACGCTGAAGCTCGCTCAAGAACATCTGGCGTTTTCCCGTATCCGACTGCAAGGTTGCAATCGTTGCAAAGGAGTCCACGCACCGCTCCTGTGGAGTGGTCATGATCAATGCAGAGCTTGCCCCCCCAATGGGCGCGGGTGTTTTGCCCAGAAGGCTGCTCACCGCAGATGTCGCAGCGGTTACCCCGCTCTTCAACCATTTGATTAAATTGTTCCAGCGTGATGCCGTAGCGATGCTTGATTCTTTTGGCTCTGTTTTGCTCTGGAGTTGATTTTGGAGGCGTGTACTGCTGTCTGTAGCAGGATATACACAGTCCTTTGCAATGCACAGGCTGTCCGCATCCACAGAGTTTGTTACGCCATTTACCATGATGCCCAAAGGGCTGGCGAAGGGCTTCTGGGTTTTTGCGTCGGTATGACTCTCTTGCCGCGCAGGCTCCGCACATTCCAGGCTTTGTTTTTGCTCTGGATGGTCGAGTGCAGCCTTCAACGATACAAGATCGTCCCCCACCCTCAACTGATTGAGCCGCGTCCATTCCAGAACTCCTTCATTCATCACAAGAAACGGGTGTCTCTCGTTTGCACGGAGTATTCTGCCAGATTTTGTTTGTATCCGATATATAGCATCAAAACCACTTGACTGCCAGTTGTTTACCTTGGCGGTTGTCAATCTACCCTCTTCAAAGGTGGCTACGATGTCTCCGGGGCGTATTTCTGCCAGAGGTTTTTGGGTTCCATTGCCCATCAAAACTGAAGTATCCCCGGTCATGCACATAACTATAACAATAGACCCCCCGGGCTGGAGACGCTGCCGGGGACCGGATGAGTACCACTCATAGACTCTGTCATAGACCGCAGGACTGCCCTGCATGGCTTCTTGTTCACTGTGTGGGTCGTCAATGATCAATACATCAGCGCCTTTGCCGGTCACTGCGCCGCCCACGCCAATGGCAAAGTAATCACCGCCCTTGGAGGTGTTCCATCTACCTGCGGCTTTGGAATCTGCTGACATCTTGGTGGGGAAGATGTCCTGATACTCGGTCGATCCAACCAAGTTTCTGACCTTACGACCAAATCCCACTGCTAATTCTGCGGTGTGAGCGGTCTGGATGATCTTTTTTTCCGGATACATCCCCAAAAACCATGCCGGGAACAGGAAAGAGGCGAATTCTGACTTAGTGTGCCGGGGTGGCATATTGATGATCAGGCGCTTCAATTCCCCCCGAGCGACTCGCTCAAAGGCTTCTGCCATGATCTGGTGATGTTTGCCGGGGATGAATGCCGACCACATCTGCCGCACAAATGGCATGAAGTTCTGTCGGCACCGCTCTTTTTTGTCTGCCTGAAGCAGAGTATGGATCTTTTTGATCTCTGGAGAACCATCTGGCAGTGTATCGAGCAAAGCCAGATACTGCCTGATTTCATCCCGGGTCAGAAGATCACTCATAGAGAGAGCATCTTCTCCACAGAGCGGTCACGAAGTTTGATGGTCCGGACCCTATGGGGGACTGTGGTCAACAGTCCCTGATCTTGCAGGTCATGAATAATTCGGTGAATATTTGACTTGGAGTGCAGCCCAAGCCCAGTGGCGACATCCTGCAAAGAGGGGGGGAACCCCTTCATCCTGATGTAGGCTTGGATGAACTCCAAAACCGCTTTTTGGCGTTCTGTCACTGTCGTTCCTTTCAAATGAGGAGCGCAGTTTAAACGCGAACATCAGTTCGTGCAAGTGCCTTGTGCGGGTTCCCAATCCCAGCCAAAAACCCAAAGCATCATCTTGCGAATGTGCCAGCGGGGTTTCTGGTAAACGGCAAACTTGGTGTACCAATCCTTAGTTCCACCAGGCATGACCCAATACCCCACCGCCTGGGGTTGATGGGAAAGGAAAGAAATAGACTCAGCGGGGGCGGTGAAGGTCATCTCTTTGGTTTGGGCTGGGTTATCGGGATTTCCTTGGTCTGGAATGAATGGTTGTTGTAACAATGTCTTCTCCTAATTAGGAAACCTTCTTTGGTCTGGGTTTGCTTGACTTTTGTGGGAGCGCCACAAAGAGGGCATTTCATGAATTTTTGTTTCTGAGTGTTTTTTCAACCAACTTGGCAAAGGTCAAGCACCACTGCGGTCTGTTTTTGTCGTAGTCGATAAAAAGCTCAAATTCAATATGGTAGAAGATGTTTTCTACCTCATTTTCAGTGATTCCAACCCACTCCTTCTTGTAGTCCTGAATGTCGTCATCATCTTTCATTTTAAAAACTCCTTCACCTGTTCATACACACCATTACGGCAGCCTTGATCTTTTCCTGCTCGGTCTTTGCCTTTAGGACTGCCTCTTGATGTATCTTGCTTAATGGTTTCATGATGCGTACCCATCCGTAATGACTTTGTTTTTCGCTTCTTCGAGCGCACCGATCAGTGTGAGCCTGTCCGGTACGCTTGAGGTCTTGATCTTGAACTGACCCCTGTCTTTCCAGAAGCACAGCACGATCACGGTGTCTGGACCTTCGTTGCTGGCTTCGTTCAACACCTCCTTAGCATTGACCTTGTGGTGGTGCGGGATGGTTGCCATTTTTAATTTACTCATGCGCTCTTCTCCTTGAGTTTGGTTTTAATCAGATAAGCGATTTGTTATTAATATGGTTTTTTTGTTATCTCCAGTAGGCTTTACAAATTTTTCTTTAATGCCATCGCTATTATCCCATTTCATAGACACAGACTTTCTATCCTTTGGTAAACCCGCCGCCTCAAGTTCTGATCTGTAGCACATGGTGTCGTCATCGAATGTCATTTTGGATCTGCTGAGTATGTAAATGATGGATCGTCGCCCAAGCGCCACTTGGCACTTTGTTCAACTTTGTATTTTTTGGTCGCGACTTTAAAGTCAGGAAATTTCATCTCGCGAGGATTAAACGCTGGTTCGTAAAATCTGCACCTGTTGTTAGGTTGCAACGCAAACTGCCCGTTGCAAAGGCGCAGCATGTTGTAGCTCTTGTGCTCGTCAATTGACTCGCTGAAGGTAAAGTCTGGGATTCTCGGATCGGGGTTGCAGCAGTCTAGTGTGAACATATACTCGCCAGGGTGCAACTGCTTGTCTTTGCCGTAAAACTCCGCACGCAAGCCCTTGAGGAAGGGCTTATCAATGACCTCGATGTGGTAGCTTAATGCGTCCCAAATTTCCAAGGTGTCCAATGGCAGCATGGGGGCTTCGATGTCCTCGTCCATGACATCATGCACAAACGCGCTAATGGGCAACTTGTCGTAGAGCGCGCCGAACTCCGGCAGGTATGTCTCGAAGCGCAACGCCTCGCCGCGTATAGCTTTTACGCTGACCCAAATACCTTGCACTAGCTCACGGTCACGCCCGTCAAAGTCATAGAGGTACTCAGGCAGCACCTGTACTTTGACAGGTGGTAATGGACAAACAAAACTCATTCAATCCTCCAGCAGCGTAATTTACGATCCTCTGTAAACCGGATGGTGAAGATCATCCCATACTTATTCCCATGCCTTTTAGCAGCAACATTGATTGCCGTGCGCTTGACATGAGCAGGCACCTCAAAGCTATCGCCCACTTCCATGTGTTTAAACGGGTACTTCACAGGCACTGGAATACCCTTCTCAACATTGATCGTCTTCACTTAACCCTCCTTATCCATTCAGGCTCTTTGACAGGTTCTACAACAGGAGGCTTTCCTTCACTGGGAGGAACCCAGCCATACTTCCTCCAAGTCTTCTGGACATCTGCCCCAGATGTCCACTTGAAATCAGGGTGCCCCACCGGCACCCAAGGATCAGTTCTCTTCATTTCCATCCCCAATCATCAAAAAGCATCTCCGGTTTACCCCTGATGGCAGCAGCTATTGCTAGTGTTCCATAGCCTTCTATCCCCATCTCCTCCACCAACTGGGCAATCTCTTCTGCCTTCTTCCTCTCCACCACCCTGACAAACTGCACCAGAGCCGTCATATCTCCATCAATACAGTCATCCACGGGCACATGGGTCTTCCCATTCCACCTCATCAAGGTCATAGGTGTTAACCCGCACAACTCCAAGATTTCACCGAGTTCCTTGCGATTCATGTTCTCTCCATATCGCCATAGCGTTCTCTATCCCAGACAAATAAATCGCTGCCAATGTCTGCTGCAACGAAGCCCCAGAATTGACCATGTCTGTAAACACAGCCAATGACATCTCCTCCATCGCCTTCCTAGCCTCCGGAGGCACCCTCTTGAGCGACATTCCCTTCGGTCTAGGCACCCCTCTACTTTTCACTACACTACTATGCTCTACCACCAATTTCATAAAAATACTCCTTTATGCACAAGACTTTACTGAGAACATATGTTCTTGTCAAGCACTCAGCAAAATATACCCCCCGGGGGTGGGAAAAGGGAAACTCTGGATGTTTATACAGAAGTTAGGGGGTTTAGCCTGACCCGATAACTTTCATAAGAAGGGTGGGGGGTCAGATTTAACGGCTCAACAAGTCCGGGTCGAAGGCAGAAAAAGCCCCGCCGTATCCTCTGATGTCTGCCTAACACCCCCACGAACATATGTTCTGGTTGATGAGGAGAGGTGGTGGAGTGTGTGGAATAGAGTGTATAGGGTGGAGGGGTGGCTTCGCGCCCACAGGGGGGTGCCGGGTGGGTGGGGTCGCCTACCCGCCCTCGCGCACACGCCATGCCCCGCCAGATGTCAGCCAAGAGTCGCCATGAGCCGCTGATCTGTGCATCTGCCCATACGCATACACATACACACAGGCTGTGCCTAGCTTAGGCACTGCGTTTCTCAAGAGGCACAACATTTTCCAGCAGTGTGAGGTGGGAGCGTAGCTCCTCTTTCAGTTGGGTAGTGTCGATCTGGCGCACCTTCTGGTCCACGTTGTCGGTGAACATGGCGACCGCTCTGCCCATCAGTTCCAGTGCCTTGAGTTCTGCGCTCTCTGTCTTCGCCTTCAGCACCCGGGCGTGTAAACGCTCCATGATGAACTTGCGGGTCTGCACTGCGTCTTCGATGACCTTTTCTTTGAGCGCCTCATCGAGAGACCCCAATAGGGCAGCAACCCGCGAATCCTTCAGTAGCTTGTTCGCATTCGCCACCATCATTGACTCATTGGTGGTTCTGACGGTGTATGCACTCTTGTACGCCTCGACCTTTGTATGTCCTGCCAGGATGGCATTGACAAAGCACTGCATCTTGGGTGTGAGCTTTCTTTCTCTTTGCTCTCTCTTGACTCCCCATACCTTTCCTGTAGGAGTCTTTGTTTCTTGTATCTTCAAAACTGCCCGTTCCGCTTCGCTGAGTGTCTCCCCCGGCGGGTCAATGCTTTCATAGACCTCATCGGTCGTGCTTGTGTCACTCTCCAGCATCTCGATCAGTTTCTCTCTCTTCATCAAATTACCCCTCAGAAGCCCTTAAAAGCCCCTCTAAGCACTTCTCTCGCACTCAGAGTACCTACCCCATACCTTCGCTGCGTTTACACGCCATGTCAAGGTTGTTCGTATCTGCCGCCCTTCGGGCATCCCCGGCAAGGTAATAACCCCACGCATTAGTCGGGATTGATCTACAGAGGGAAAACAACACATTTTGAGGGTGATGCTTGCATGGGGGTTGCGTTCGTGCTTTTGTCCGTTTAAACTCTCGGCATCGCTGACAACGCATCAGCGAGTGTCAGACCAACGAGCCACCCACCTACACCTTCAGGGGGCTGACCGGAAAGACAAATCCCAGAGCAATGCTCTGAGCGAGGGTTACCTGATGGACCCGCCAATGGCGAACTGCATCACGCAGAGATAAGGCTAGTAGGCACTGCCCCCGGATGGGATCAGGCAACCGAACGAGATAAGGCTGACCGCTTTGACCCTACGGCGAGAACGTAGGCGAGTGCGCTCCCCAGCGATGGGTACAAGGGATTTCCCTTCAAGCACATTGTTCGCAGTGTGCTTGCGGATGCAATCCCGCATCAATTGGAGGCTACATGAACACTGAACAAAAACTGTACAACGCCCTGATGGTTCTTCTCTACAACAAGAATGTTGTTGAACACCTCATTGAACATGACCGGATGGCGCTCAAGCAAGCGCGTGAAGCCGTCATCGAACACGAACGTAACCGCTTCGAGCGCGAATGGCAGGACTTCCAAGACCAACAGGAAGAGCAGTATGAAGAGCGCGTCAGCGCCTCGTACCGCGCCCGTGGACAGTCCAACCTTTACTAACCATTCAACTCAGGAGGCTTAACCATGAGCAATCTCATCACCTATCGGCTCCGCAACGGAACTGACGTTCTCGGCAAACTCTACAAAGGGCGAGTCGAGCCAACCACCTACACCAACTACACGCAAGCCGCCAACCGAGCAAGCACTGTCGGGGGCGAGGTTGTTCGATTCACTCGGGTTTTTTACGTTGTCATTCCATCCACTCAGGAGGCTACATGAACGCATTTGACGCAGTCAGCATCGCAGAGGGCATCAGCCCGTCTGATGATGAGACCTTCATCCAGGCTTGGCAACACCTGATCGACACTGGTCTGGCTTGGAAACTGCAAGGCTGGTTTGGACGCACTGCGTCCGACCTCATCGGTCAAGGCATCTGCCGCGAACCGCATGAGTCCCGCAATTCAACTCAATAACAGGAGAACATCATGCAATTTTATGTAAACGAACGCAAGGCAGATCAGGTCTATTTCACCGCACCTACATTGGTCGCGGTGGACTACATGATCAAGAATCACCGTGTGCGAGTTGAGGGGTTTGACTATGGTCTGTTCATGGGTTGGGCATTGGCAGGAAAAGATGTTCGTGCGCGAGCATTCATTGACGGCAAACTGTTGCCCCCTTTCAGCGCACGCATTTATTCCAAACGCAGACCGGTGTGGTTGCCCAGGAGGATCACCATTCGCGAATGGAATATGGCACTCGTTGCCTCCAACCTTAAATGTTAATTATTTAAATAAGGAGGATAAACCATGAAGCGACACTTCGCCCAAACCAAAGCCCAGCGGCAAGCAGATTGGCTGGCTCGTTTCTCTGACGCAGTCATCACCCTCGATCAGCGCCATGCTGGGCGCATCGACTGGGACACCGCCAAGCACCTGTACTTCAGCGGCATGACGTTCGCGGATGCCGCCGCTCAGTACGTTCGCAACCGTTCAACTCAGGATGCACCATGAAACCACGCAACTTCGTTGCCAAACACTCCCGCTCCAGCGGGGCTGGAAGGCATACCGTCCGCACAAAGTACGTTAGACAACCTAAGCACCGTAACAAGGAGTGACAATGCATACCATCAGAGAAGAATGGCTCAATGCCGCTGTCGAGGAACTCAGACCCATTTTCGACAGCAACGGCTATCCCCTGCCCGAGCGCATCAGGGTGACCTGCGGCTTCCCCTCTAGCCGCGCCCGTGCCAACAACCGATTCATCGGTGAGCACTGGTCCCCCAAAGCATCGAGCGACAAGCACCATGAAATCCTCATCTCCCCGGTGGTCGATGACAAGGTGCAGGTCTTCGCCACACTGGTCCATGAACTCGCCCACGCCGCCACTGACGGTGACGGTCACGGCAAAAAGTTTGTCAAGTGCGTCCGCTCCCTCTGGCTCGAAGGCAAGCCTACCGCAACCGTGGCAGGTGATACCTTCAAGACGAACTTCTCCAATCTCATGGCAGGTCTCGGAGACTACCCACATGCCCGTTTAAACATCGAGGCTGTGAGGAAAAAACAAACCACTCGGATGCTCAAAGCGTTTTGCCCGTCCTGTGGCTACACCGTGCGGCTCTCGCAGTACTGGGCGAATCAAGGTCTGCCGACCTGCCCCAATGACCGCAACACCCTGTCCCTTTAATTCATCGGAGGCTAAACCATGAACTACCAACAACGTCTTGCCCTGCTCTCGCTGGTCCAACTCAACACCGTGCTGGTCCAGCACAGCCAAGTCCCGCTCGATGACAAAAAAGCCGCTCAAGCCGCCGTCAAGGCGCTGATCGATGGCGGCATCGCCAGTTGGGACAGCGTGCTCAATGTCCAACCCGCGCCGAACATCCTCACCGCCAAGAGCGCCATCGACAATGACCTGCGCGACAAGGTCAATGCCTCCAACACCAGCGCGATCAACGCACTGCGCTCTGCGGAGAGCGCCCTGCGGGAGGTCGGCACCCTCTCCGCTTCTGTGCGGTCCATGAACAACTCCATGCAGACCGAGTTTCGCACCCTCTCCGAGTCTCTGGTCTCCCGGGTGGACTCCATCAGCAAGCCTGACCCCGCCCGGATCAGCAACGAGATCACCCAGCAGGTCTCTGCCCTGTTCGATTCTTTCCGCGAAAAAGCAACTGAGCAGCAACTCAAGACCATCGCCGCCGCCCTGCCCTCCTTCACCGTT